GTTAATGGGTGGTGTTTTTGGTGGTGTATTAAGACTAGCACCTGAAGTGTTAAAGTGGGTTGATCGAAAGGATGAACGCAAACACGAATTGAGTATGCAGCAACAAGAAATGGAATTTGCCAAGGTAAAAGCCGAGGCAGCCATGAGGGAACAGCAAACTACAATGTCGGTTGCAGAAACAAATGCTATTACTATGGCATTTCAAGAACAAGCAGAAACCAGCAAAGCTGCCGGTTGGTTTGTAGCAGCAGTAAGTGCTTTAGTACGTCCCATCATTACTTACATTTTTGCCGGCATGTATTGTTTGGTAAAATTTGCTGCGTACTACTCGGCTGTCACACAAGGAGCTGATTGGACCATTGTGGTAACTCAACTTTGGAATTCCGAAGACATGGCCGTATTAAACATGGTCTTAACCTTTTGGTTTGTAGGACGTGTATATGAGCGATCCGGTAAGTGAAGCTGTAGAAATTGCTGCCAGTTTATGCAAGCCCTTTGAGGGCTTGCGGCTAACACCCTACGTATGTCCAGCAGGTTATCCAACAATTGGATATGGTACTGTATATAAACCAGACGGAACTAAAGTAACCATGACTCATCCACCGATTACTAAAGAAACGGCTGAGCAGTGGCTAATGACGGAGTTACGTAACAACTATTTAGCAGGTGTATTAAAGGCTAGTCCACATTTGATTCGTTACCCACGAGTGTTAGGAGCAATGACAGATTTTGCTTACAACCTTGGAGTTGGTCGATACCGATCAAGTACGTTAAAAGTACGAGTAGATCAATGTGACTGGCCTGCAGTTAAAACAGAGTTAATGAAATGGACTCGTGGTGGTGGTAAAGAGCTACCCGGTCTAGTAAAACGCCGCAAAGCAGAATGCGCCCTTATACCTTAATTTGACGTGCCTATGAAACCTAATTCTAGCAAAAAATCTCGTGGAACCCCAAATCCTATTGAGTTTGGATTTAAAGAAGTTAAACCCCTAACTTACATACAAGGCGAGTATTTAGAAGCTATAAAGAATTGCGATATTGTTTTTGGAATTGGAAGTGCTGGAACTGGTAAAACTTATGTTGCAGCTAGTTATGCCGCCGGAGAATTATTTCACCGGCGTATTAATAAAATTATCTTAACTCGTCCCAACGTAGAAACTGGTCGTGGACTAGGGTTTTTACCTGGCGAACTTGAGGAAAAATATGCTCCATATTTACAACCTTTTGATTCTGTGTTTACCCGTACTTTAGGCAAAGGGTTTTACGAGTATGCACTTAAATCACACGATATTGAACCACGTCCAATTGGTTTTATGCGGGGATCAAGTTTTGAAAATGCCATCATTTTAGTAGACGAAGCACAAAATTTAACTAAGACCGAACTAAAAATGCTCTTGTCACGGATTGGAAAAAACTGTAAAATAGTGTTAAGTGGCGATCCAAAACAAGTAGATATTTCTGATAGCGGTCTTGACGACGCTGTTAAACGATTGGAAAATCTGCCCGGCATTGAAATCGTGAGATTTTTAGACGAAGACATTGTGCGTAGTGCAATGTGTAAACAAGTTATTTTAGCTTATAATGATTAGATTTTGATAAGTTTTTAAACTAAGGATATAAAATGGCCGAAAGTTATAAACCAACAGAAGGAATGGCTAGTGCAGCACGTCGTGCACTAAAATGGAAAGAAGAAGGTAAAGCTGGTGGCACACTAGTAGGCATGGCTCGTGCAAATCAATTAAAAGACCAAGAACCACTTAGTGCTAGTACGGTTTTACGCATGCACTCATTTTTTAGCCGTCATGAAGTTGATAAACGTGCAACTGGTTTCAATAGCGGAGAAGAAGGATTTCCTAGTGCTGGACGAGTGGCTTGGGATTTGTGGGGTGGAGACGGCGGACAAACATGGGCAAGTCAAAAACGAGATCAAATTATGCGAGATCGTGAAAGAAAAATGTTAAAGCTAGTGCGCGTTAGTACAAAGAGTGCTTATTTACCTGACTACCTTTTAGAAGTAGCAGCTAAAGCCATTGAAGACTATGCTAATCAAAATATCAGCCAAGAATTAGAGGCTTTTGGTCAGTTTATGTATCACGCTCAATTACTACGCAATTGCCACTTAGACGTTTATTTAATAGACTTACACATGGTCGAACAACCTTACCGTGATGTACTAGTAAATGTATTTATGGAACTAGATGATTACGGCGAAACAGAAGAACCTGGTGAAAGCACAGACACAGAGGATTGATCATGGATAAATTACAAGCAGCAATTAAAACGGCCTTTGCTAGTGAATTTTCATTTTACCTAAAAGCTCACAACTTTCACTGGAATGTAGAAGGATCGGACTTTCAACAATTTCATGAATTATTTGAAAAGATCTACCGTGAAGTATACGGCTCAATCGACGACTTTGCAGAAAATATTCGTAAGATTCAAGCTTATACGCCTGCTAGCTTGAGTCGTTTTTCTATGTTGAGTGAAGTCAGTGATGAAAATGGTGTTCCTGACGCTCGTAGCATGGCAAGCGAACTGTTGTCTGATAGCGATAAATTAGGTGAAATCTTTAAGATTACCTATACAATCGCAGAAGAAATGGGCGAGTATGGCTTGGCTAACTTTTTAGCTGATCGCCAAGACGCACATCGCAAGCATAGTTGGATGTTGCGGTCTATCGTCAAATGACGTCACTAATATATTTATTGGTCGCCACTCACATAACTATACTTTGCGTTACACTATACTTACATCGTAGCCAAGCACACAGAAGCGTTGAGTTTCATCCTGCGGTACAACACTTTATGAGATTTTGGTTGTGGTTAACAACAGGTATGGTTACAAGTGAATGGGTTGCGGTACATCGTTATCACCACCAAAAAACAGACTTAAAACAAGACCCCCATAGTCCTCACGTATACGGTATACATACAGTTTTATTTAAAGGTGCTTGGTTGTACTATAAAGCTACCAAAAACCGTGAAATCATAACAAAGTATGGCAAAGGTACTCCGCAAGATTTTGTGGAGACTTGGGTATACAAACCCTACAGTTTTGTTGGCATCCTACTATTATTGCTGTTCAATATGACATGCTTTGGCGCAGCAGGATTGTTGGTATGGATCATACAAATGTTATGGATCCCATTTTGGGCTGCGGGTGTAGTAAACGGCTTGGGCCATTGGTGGGGCTATCGTAACCACGATACGCCTGATCATTCACACAATATTTGCCGTTGGGGCATATTAATAGGTGGTGAGGAACTGCACAATAATCACCATTTCAACCCCGTTAGTGCAAAACTCAACCACAAACCAAATGAAGTTGATGTTGGTTGGTTTTGGATCGAAGTATTACGAGATTTAAAACTTGCTAAGTTACGAAATGAAAAAACCCTGGTACCGTAAGGTCCCAGGGTTTTTTGTTAGCTATTAACCAATTCGTCAGCAACTTTAGGTTGTTGATTTTTAGCTTGTTCTTGAATTTTTTGTGTTAGCGGATTTGCAATCTTAGCTGGCAGTTCTTGAATTGCTTGTAAAATTGCGTTAGCTTCTTGTTCTGTAAATGTAAAGTTGTATTCCATGGTTTCTCAGTCGTCTGTTAATTGCCATCCTAAGTGAGTTTTACGTTTTCCATTTAAAACTCCGCATAAGTGACTTTTATTTAGTCCATGTTCTTTTGCAAAAGAACTAATATTTTTTACTAAAAATACCGATCCTTCGGAGTTTTTAATAAGCGGATAAGTAATACCTTTGTGCTCGGCAGTATTATATATCCTAGTATATTTTAAATGTTTTAAAAGTTCATACTCTTCTGGGTATATATCAGCTAACCACTTGTGCGACTTACCTTTAGAAATATCTCTTATAGTGGATAGCTCTACTCCGGTAATATCATTAATATCTTTAAATGGTATGTCTAGAAGTAATTGTTTAAATACCCTCTTAATGCAATCTGAAGAATACTTTGAATTACCGTGAGTTTCACCACGCAATCCTACACCCCCTCCACTTGCTTTTGTATTAATATTAAATCCGCTATTAACAGAATCAAATATTTCTATTGCTTCATTTTCTAATGAGTCTAAATCATCGTTTTCATCACACTCTAACAAGATTTCTAGTAAGGGTAAACC